CTCAAGCTCGCGAACCCCGGCTGCACTGTCGGCGTCGGCCCCAAGCTGGCGAGCCTCGAGGCGTCGGCTAAGCGGGCGATCGACCAAGGCGGGCACGCGCTCAACAGCTTCCGCTTGTTCAACCGAAACGAACGTATCCAGGCGGAGACCCGCGACCTGCTGCTGACAGCCGACGAGTGGTTGAACGTCGAGGCGGACCCGCTGCCCCCGCGATCCGGGCCGGTGTCAATCGGCGTCGATATGGGCGGTAGCGCGAGCATGAGCGCAGCGGCGTATTTCTGGCACGAGACCGGGCGCCTTGAGGTGATTGCGGCCTTCCCGAGCAATCCCACACTGCTGCAACGCGGCCAAAGTGACGGCGTAGCATCGCGCTACACTGAGATGCACGAGCGCGGCGAGCTTGTCACGCTCGGGGACAAGACGGTCCCGATCCGGGAGTTCATGGCCCTGGTGCTTCACCGCGTCCAGGGCGAGCGGGTAAGCGCGCTACTGGCAGACAGGTACAAGGCGGCGGAGTTGTCCGAGGGTATGGCGCAGGCGGGCGTGCCGGTCCAGCCGACCTGGCGGGGTTTCGGCTTCCGCGACGGTAACGAGGATGCGCAGCGGTTCCGCCGGGCGGTCTATGACGGCGACGTCGCGTGCGCCCCGTCCCTGCTGATGCGTAGCGCCCTGGCGGACGCGGTGTGCCTGCGCGATGCGTCCAACAACATCAAACTGGTGAAGGCGCGAAGCAACGGTCGAATTGACGCGGTGAGCGCAGCGGTCCTGGCGGTCGCGGAGGGGCAGCGCCAGAAGGCGCGTCCCGTGGCAAGGGCGCCCGTGTGGGCATGAAGCCGTCCAGGTACGCCAACAAGGACCGCAGGTGGCCCGCGCTGCGCCTACAGGCCCTCAGGCGGGACGGGTGGCAGTGCCGCGTCTGTGGGAGCCGGCACCGCCTCGAGGTCGACCACATAGAGCCGGTGTTTAAGCGCCCGGATCTGGCGTTCGTCCTGGACAATACGCAGGTGCTCTGCGCCCGGCACCACGCCGAAAAGACCAGGCGCGAGACCGGGCGGGAGCTGACCCCCGAGCAGGAGCGTTGGAGGGCGCTACTATCGCACTTGCCCCCTAGCAAGTGAGGTGCTACGCTTGTACTTGCGCACGAACGTCGCGAGACGTCCAGATCCCTTAGATGGAGACTTACATGCTGGAATCCGTGAAGATCCAGCGGCGCCAATCCGAGATCCGCGAGGAGCTGTCCGGGCTGGCGTCGACGGAGCAACCGACTGACGACCAGGTGCAGCGCATGTCCGCGCTCGACACCGAATACCGCCAGAATGAAACGCGCCTGCGCGCGGCCCTGGTCGCGGAGGATACCGAGCGGCGCAACGCTGCCGGCGAGCTGGAAACCCGGCACGGTTCCGAGTGGAACGACCTGCTGTCGCAGTTCGAGGTGCGCCAGGCGGTGCTCGCCCTGGACGAAGGCAAGAGCCTGTCGGGTGCGACCGCCGAGGTGGTGCAGGAGCTGCGCAATCAAGGCGGCTTCCGGGGCGTGCCGGTGCCTTACGAGGTGTTCGAGACCCGCGCGGGCGAGACCACGGCCGGCGGCATCATGGACCCGCGGGAGACCCGGCCGATCATCGACCGTCTGTTCCCCGATTCCGTTGCCGGGCGCATGGGCGCGCAGATGGTCAACATCGGCGCCGGAGAGGTCGAGTACCCGGTCGTGACGTCGAGCGTGACCGCCGGCTGGGCGGCTTCCGAGACCGGCGACGTCGCCTCGCCCACGCAGTTCACCACGGCGGACCGCCCGCTCAAGCCCGATCAGACCTTGGGCGTCCAGATGCGCCTGACCCGCCGGGCGCAGAAGTCCGCTGCGGGCATTGAGCAGGCCATTCGCCGCGATATGCGCGGCGCGATTGCCGCTAAAATGGACGAAGCGGTGTTCCAGGGCAGCGGCTCGAGCGGCGAGCCCCTGGGCGTGGTCTCCGGTGCCAGCACCTACGGGATCACCAGCACCGCGATCGACGCGGCGGCGTCGTGGCCGGCGTTCCGCGCGGCGGTCGTGCGCTTCATGACCAACAACGCCGCGTCCAGCCCGCAGGCGGTGCGCACGCTGCTTAGGCCCGAAGTCTGGGCCGCGCTCGACGGCACGATCTTCGACACCGGCTCGGGTGTCACCGAATGGGACCGCCTGCAGGATAACGTCGGCGCCGTCGTGATGACGTCCAACGGCCTGGCCGCCCCCACGGGCAGCCCGACCGCCTCAAACGTTTTGCTAAGCACTTCCGTAGGTGGGCAGGCGCCGATTTACGTCGCCACCTGGGGCGCCGTGGATCTAATCCGCGATCCCTACAGCGACGCGGCTTCCGGCGGCGTGCGCCTGACGGGCCTGGTGACGATGGACGTCACTGTGAGCCGCACTGCGCAGCTTGAGGTCCTGACCGGCGTCGAGAGCTAAGCCGATGCTCACGGCGGCTGCACAAGGCGGGCTCGAGGTCCGCGCCGAGACTGACGGGACCGTCCGCCTTAGCGGGCGGTTCCCGTACAGCCAGGCGGCGCAGCTAGCGCCGGGGCGGTCGGAGGTGTTCGCGCCCGGCAGCCTCGAGCCCCGGCAGGACACCTACCTGCTAAGCCAGCACGAGTTCGCCCGCCCCTTGGCGTCGACGTCTGCCGGCACGTTGGAGGTTCGCCAGGAGCAGGACGCCCTGGCGTTCACCGCGATCTTAACCCCCGAGGTCGCGGGCACGTCGCACGGGCGGGACGCGGTTACGCTGATCCGCAGCGGCCTTGCGGTAGGGCTGAGTCCGGGCTTCCGCGTCCCGTCCGGCGGCGAGCGCGTCGAGCGGCGCGGTGACGAGCTGGTCCGCACCGTCACCCGTGCCGAGCTGCACGAGCTGTCGATCGTGACCCGCCCGGCGTTCGAGGCGGCGCAGGTGGAGGCGCGTTCGTGGGAGCCGAGCAAAACCGAGGGCGCCCGCATTTCTGCCCCGCCGCAGTGGAGGTGGCGATGACTGCCGAGACCCTGCAGGAAACCGAGGGCGAGCCGGCGAGCTATCCGGCGTTGCCGGGCACCTTCACCGTCACCCCAGCCGTTGTCTGGAAGCGCCTCGAGGGCTGGATCGCGCACCGCTGGGCCGAGCGCACCGTCGAATGGGTGGTTGCGGGTCCTGGCACGTGGAAACCGCGCCTGCAGCCCGCGACCGTCGACAGTGCGGAGGCGTGGGACGGCGATACGTGGGAGACCGTCACGCTCAAGCCCGGACCGCTCGGCTACGAGCTGGACGAGCGCACGTACAAGATCACCGCGACGGTCGGGAGCACCGACGCGCCGCCTGACGTGGTGATCGAGGCTGCCAAGCGCCTGGCGGAGTTCTTGGACGAAGCCGGCGCGGACCCGGCGAAGGGCGCTAGCAGCGTCCAGGACGGCGACTATTCGTTCACCCGCCCGTCCGGGTGGGCTGCCCGTGCGATCCACCTGTCAGGCGCAGGCGACCTGCTGCGCGCGTACCGATGAGCGCCGGCTACTACACCCGCACTTACGCCCATTGGCGAGAGACACAGACGCCAGATGGTGCGGGCGGCTTCACGACCGAATGGACGCAGATCGGCACGATTGAAGGACGGGCGTCGCCGCGCACGCAGTCGGAAGAAGCCATAGGCGCGCGCCTGCAGGGCAAGGTGACGTGGGTGTTCGCCACCACACCTGACGTGGACCTGCAGCTTGAGGATGAGATTCGCTTCGACGGTCGCGCGCTCCGGGTCCTGTCCTACGCCCCCACGTCGAGCGGCCGGCGCGTCCAGGCCGAGTGCGAGGAGATGCAGCCGTGAACCTGCTAAAGCTATTCCGCCGCAAGGCACCCGAGACCCGCGCGACCGCCTCGGGCTTTACTGCGCAGGTTATGGAGGCGCGGGAGTCCTACATCACCGGGCGCCGTGGCCTGGGCGAGCTGACCGCGACCGTGCAGGGCTGTGTGAGCCTCTGGGAAGGCGGTCTCGGGCAGGCGGACGTGCAGGGCACCGCATTGTTGAACGCCCGCACCCTGGCGATTGCAGCCCGCGCCCTCGCCCTGAGAGGCGAAGCGGTGTTCCTGATCCGCGACCGCCTGGTGCCTTGCTCCGACTGGACCGTCACCACGCGTGACGGCGTGCCCGTGGCGTACCAGGTGACGATCAGCGAAGCCGGCGGCGGGCGCAGCCTGACCGCGTTGGCGGCAGAGGTGCTTCACGTCACGATCGGCACCGATCCCGTGACGCCCTGGGCCGGGAGTTCGCCCCTGCACCGGGCGCAGCTATCCGCCGGGCTCTTGCACGCGGTCGAGGCGGCTCTGCAGGACGTCTACGAGAACGCCCCGCTTGGCAGCCTGGTGACGCCATATCCCGAGACCCCCGAGGTCTCCCGCGACGAGCTGGCGCGTTCCTTCAAGGGCAAGCGCGGGCGCGTCCTGCTGAGAGAGAGTACCACCGTCACGGCGGCGGGCGGTCCTGCGCCGCAGTCCGATTGGCGCCCTGAGAGCCTGTCGCCCGACCTGCAGCGCGCCATGACGAGCGAATCCCTGGACCGGGCGCGCTACGCGATCCTGCACGCCTTCGGGTGCTTGCCGGCGATGCTGGACCCGTCCGCGACCGGCACAACCGTAAGAGAAGCGCAACGCCACCTGGCGACCTGGATGCTGCAGCCGGTTGGCGAGCTGATCGCGCTCGAGGCCAGTGCGAAGCTTGAAGGGCAGATCACCCTCGACGTCCTGACACCGCTCCAAGCCTACGACGCGGGCGGACGTGCGCGGGCGTTCAAGGGCGTGATCGACGCGATGACCGCCGCCCGTGAAGGCGGGCTGTCTGACGAGGCGGTCGCCGCGGCTGCCAAGTTCTCCGGCACCCCAGAGGCGTAGTATGTCCGCTCGCCACCGCCATAAGCGGCGGGGCGACCGGGCAGCCCGTCACGAGCGGGTGCGCCAGGTGGCGGACGTCTTGAAGCAATATCGCGCTTCACCGTTCCAGTTCGAGGCACCGTGCCGATACGCGATACGGGCGCAGCTATGCCTTGAGGGCTGGGACTGGCACGCCGCAGATCAGGAGGCGCACGACCTGGTGCAGTCCGCGCTGCACCTGATCGGCGCCCGGCGCCCGTCGTGGGAGCAAGGGCAGCCGGAGTGGGCGCAACAGGGCGTGCGGGCGGATGAGCCGTTGCACTGTAAGCGGTGCTCCAAGGTGCTGCCCGAGGGGCACAAGCTGTGGTGCTCCCACACCTGCTACAGCGCCGCGCGGCTCGACCGGATGACCCGCGACGAAAAGGAGCGGAGGCGGATCGCGAGCGATGCATCGCAGGCGGCGTGGCGAGCGCGGCAACCGTACCGGAGCTGCGAGGAGTGCGGTAAGGCGTTCAAGCCCGCCAAGCAGTCTGCCAGGGATCAGCGGTTCTGCAGCCGGCGGTGCGCGAACCGGAACATCGGCAACCGTGAATATCGCCAGGGGAAAGCCCGTGCGCGCGGATGATCTAGCCGACGACGCGGATCACTGCTGGCAGTGCGGCAAGGCCCTGCCCGACGATGCGTATTGGGGTATCAGGAAGTTCTGCTGCCGGAAGTGCAACCGCGACTATTACAACGGGTTCGCCAAGCGCGAACGCCACGCCCGCCGGCACGGGCGCACCTGTATGCAGTGCGGCGGACCTGTGCCGGTGACGCGCAGCAACGCCGCCTTCACCTGTAGCCATGCCTGCACCGTGCGGATGAACGTCGACCGTGACGTCGCGCGACAGCGGGCGGCGAACCGACGCGCCAAGGCCGGGCGGACGTGCGAGGTCTGTCAGGCACCGATCCCGCCGGAGAAACGCGCGGACGCCCGCACCTGCAGCCGGGATTGCAGCGACCGGATGAGGCGGCGGCGGCGGCGCGCAAGCAAGGTGCTACCATAGCACTTGCGCAAGTACCGCGCTACGATTGTGCTTGCATATCCTTCCTTGCTTGCGATAGCGTGGTACTACGCTACGCCACGGGAGGCAAGGTTATGTCTAATATCCAAGTGAACATGCGCTGTCCGGTAACGGCTAAGGACCTCGTGCAGGACGTCTGCACCCGCCTGAGAAACGACCCGCGCTTTGAGGAGAAGCTGCGCTCCTGGTTGTCGTATGAGGGCGCCAACGCGGACCAGGACGTTCGGGACGCCATTGAGGATCTGCAGCACCGGGTGCGGATGCTTGAGTATGACAAGAAGTATCCGCGCCAGAGCACCGACCCGATGGACACCCGCGACCGCGCCGTCGAGAAGGCGCGTGCGGCCGGGATGCACACCCAGGCGGACCGGATTGCCCGCCTCGGACCTGACGGGCGTCCCACAGACGCCACAGAAAGCCATACAGCGGCGTTGGAGACCCCTAGCGCTAGTCCCCTACTGGAAACCGCCGAAGGCGGCCACACGGGCGATTCTGAGGCTTACACGTACAAGTCCGGCAACCGCACGTTCGTGACTGAGGCGGGCCGGGCGAAGATCCGCGAGATGCGCGAGGCCGGCGAGACCGCTTACAACATCTCCCGGGTGATCGGCATCAGCGGGCAGGGCATCCGGTACCAACTGCAGAAAATGGGCCTAACCGACCGCAATGAGTAGTGGCGTCGGCGCCGGAGTCCCACCACCTGTTGCGGTCTTTCACGATTTGGACCAAACTAGAAGCGCCCGCCGAGGGGCAAACTCGGCGGGCGCGGAAACCTTGAGCAGCACGGCTCAGACCTAGAAGCGCGAAATGCGGCGGATGACAGGCATATCGCTTGGGAGAAAACTAGCGAACGCTGCGCCCGCTTGCAAGCCCCGAGTCGTGCTGCTCTCTCACACACCTGCCGAGAGAGGGCACACCGATGGCAGACAAGGATTTCTCCCGCCTACTGGCTAAGTGGAAAACGCTCTACGCGATCTTCGCGGACGACAGCGTCACGCCGAGCGGTCGGCACGTCGTTCTTGTGCTGATGGACTACCACCGCCGGCTTGGGTGCTTTCCAGGCTATGACAGGCTCCTCAAGGCTACCGGTTATTCCCGGAAGGGGCTGAAAAAGGCAATCAAGAGCCTTGAGAGCGCCGGATGGGTTGTCGTTCACCGCTCTGGAAATGGACGGCAGAGCAACCGCTATGCGCCTGCCTACGGGAGGGGCGAACGTGAGTACGCCCGTCTGAAACATAACGAGAACGAACAACCGCCGGCTGAGGTAGGTATGCCGGCAGACGAGACCGGCTGGGAAGCGCCGGCAGAGGAGCATGAGGGGGGGTACTCAGGTGCCCCCGGGGGGGGAACGCACGTACCCCAGGGGGGGGAACGCACGTACCCCAGGGGGGGGAACGCACGTACCCCCGAGTCCACTCCAATAGAATCCCCTCAAGTAGAATCCTCTCCTCCTAGTCCCGCGCGCGAACGCGCGCGCGAGGAGGAGGACCCACACCAGGTTGAAGTTTACGGACCGGAGTGGGAGAGCCTTACCACCCGTATCGCCACGGCTGGCAGCTACGAGAAACGCCACGGCGGTGAAGGAAGCGGCTTGGCAAGGGAGGACGTTGAGGAGCTATGCCGTGCCCTCGGGCAACAGACCGCGTGGAAGCGGCTCACCGGCATGTTGGACAGCGGCATGTTCGGCGGTGTGCTTGAGGACCGCATACGCGAGGCGGCGAGCAACCAACCCCGTCCGAAGGGTGCCATGGGAGCGTTAGCCTCGCTTTATCGTGAGCGTCACGCCAACCCGTTGCGGGCTGCCGGCGAGCAGCCGGGCGGCTGTCCGTTCGAGACCATGGAGAGTGTTGCGCCGGCGCAACGCGAGCTGCGGACGTTCGGGCAGATCGACGGCGACGCTGCCAAGCCGAGCAAGTGGGGGCTAGAGGATACCCAATGGCTGCAGGGCGAGCTGCGCGTCATGCCGGCGCAGGCGTACCGTGACCAGTGGCTTGCCACGCACCGGATCGGCGGCGACGTGGACGAGCTGCGCCGGGTGTTAAAGCACTACGCGGACCAGGGATTGCGCGGCACCAGCTTGATCGCCGCTGTTCACTACGAAACCGGGTTGCGGGCGGCGCCGCCAGAGCAGGACATCAACAGGCTGGCGGCGGGTTGAGGCGCAATGTCTCGACGTCGAGACGTTCAGCACGGACCGGGACACCGGGGCGGCGTAACAATCTCGCGTCGACGCGAGGTTCGCGACGTCGCGAAGTTTCCTGACGTCGGTGAAATGTCGCGTCGACGGGACGTTCTGCCGGCGTGCGTGAAATGCGAACCATGGTTCGGGTCTGTCGGCGTGCGCGCGGGGCAGGCGCGCAAAGTGCTCATTTTGATCACTCTGCTACGCTCTGCCGGCGTGCGCGCGGGGCGGACTTCTCCTCATTTTGAGGAGAGGTGCTGCGAAAAACGCTATCATTTTGATTACGTTTCAAGTGCTCAAAATGATCACTTGAATGATGGCGGCTCACCCGCGTGCGCGCGGGGCGGACGGTCACAACCTCTCGCCGGCGAGAGGTTCTAGCCGGCTGGCGTGAAATGTGTCCCGTGGGACACATCTGCCGGCGTGCGCGCGGGGCGGACGAAACATGGACGGCGCCGTCCCCGTTTCAAAGCGCCGTATATTGAATTGTCCAGCGCCCCGAGTCTAAGTCTCGGACGCGTCGTCGTGTGGCAAAACCGCGACGAACAAGACCATCAGCGGAACGGCGAACGGCAGCCATCATAATTTTCCATTCCGTGTCAGGATAGGACGCTTCGCAATTATAATACGTGTCAATCCCACTGTGTTCTAAAATCTCTGCGGTTTCTAGCGGCCCGTGGGCTTCAAGTACCGCAAGGATTTGTGTTTGTAGGCGACCTAGGCCACGGCTCATGCGACCAACCCCGTGCTGACAGTAAGTGTATGGTCTACACCATACACTTAGCCCGCTCCCACCACAACCGCGTGCCGGCGATAACTCCCACATTGTCCATTATGCGCGGGGCTGCTGGCGGCTAAGTCTCTGGTAAAAAACGGAACGCTTCCGAAATTTACCACCCCGCCCCGCTCGCCTGTCTGGTGTCCACCATATCTAGCGGGTGCAAGTAGGGCACTTGCGACGTCGCGCGGCACTGTAGCGTTGCACTTGCGTAGTGCTTGACAAGCGTGCTACGATAGCACTTGCAAGCTACTTGCGAGGTGCGCATGAGCGTGACGGACGAACGCGCAGTCGAGGCGGCTACTGCGGTCGCTGCTGGTTACGCGGACCAGGACGATCTGCGGGCGGTTCACGACTATCTGCGCCGTCACAAGCTGACGGTGACGACGTGCGCCGACGTCGACGCGGCGACGCTGCTGATGCACCGCGCCTGTCAGGACGTGCCGGCATGAACATGATGGGCGCGTGGCTGCTGACCGCCGAACACCCGCCGCGACTGCCCGAGGTGATGTTGGGGCGGTCCTGCCTGTACGTCGTGAAGCGTGAGGGCGTCTATCTCGGATACCGGTTCAAGGACGGTGCGTGGGATCGCACGCCCGCGCGGTGGATGGGCGCGGACCGTGCCGAGGTATCGCGCACGCTGCAGACCAACCCGCCAGGCGTGCCGGCGTTCATTGATGGGTGATTTTGGTGCCAATTGCCGGGCCTGTGAGGTGCTCGGGCACCGTCTGGTGGGGTCACGTTTAGTCATTAACACACGGAGCCTCAATTGAGCGCGGCGCAGAAAGCGATTAAGTTCCTGGAAAGCCTGGAAGTCCCGGAGGGTCCGCGCGCTGGCGAGCGGTTGAAGCTGGCGGGCTTCCAAAAGCGGTTCGTCCGGGGCGCGCTCAAGAAGTCGACGGCTGTTGGCGTGCTATCGGTCGGCAGAGGCAACGCCAAGAGCGCGCTGTCGGCTGGGCTGGCGTTGGGTGCCTGGCTGGGTGAGTTCGACGCGCAGCGCCGGCGTGAGGTCGTCGTCGCCGCCAGGACGCGGGATCAAGCGGGCGTGGTTGTCGACTACGTCCGCGGTTTCCTGCGGTCGCTGCCCGAGGAGCTGCAGGAGCAGATCACCTACCGGCGGAATCCGCGCTTAGAGCTGGAGTACCACGGCGACGGCGGCGGTCACATTCTGCGCGGGATCGCGGCGGACGCCCGCAACGCGCTTGGCGGCTCGCCTACCTTGGTAATCATGGATGAGCGGGGCCATTGGCCGCGCGACAAAGGCGACGATCTGGAAAACGCGCTGCTGAGCGGTCTCGGCAAGCGCGGCGGCAAGGCGTTGATTATCAGCACAAGCGCGCCGGACGATTCCCACCCGTTCTCGCAATGGCTAGATCAACCGCCGCCGGGCACCTACACGCAAGAGCATCGCCCTGAGCCGGGTCTGCCGGCGGACGATATGCAGTCGATCCTGCAGGCGAATCCGGGTGCCAAGGCGGGCATTGGCAGTTCTCCGAAATGGCTGCAGGCACAAGCGCAGCGGGCTATCGCGCGCGGCGGCAACGCCCTGGCGAGCTACAGGCTCTATAACCGCAATGAGCGGGTGTCCGGCGAGACCCGCGACGTCCTGGTGAGCGTGGACGACTGGCTCGGGTGTGAGGTCTCCGAGCTGCCGCCGCGTGAAGGCGGCGCGGTTGTCGGCGTCGACCTAGGCGGGTCCGCGTCCATGAGCGCGGCGTTCATGTTCTGGCCGAACACCTGCCGGGCCGAAGCGGTCGGCGCGTTCCCGAGCAACCCGAGCCTCGAGCATCGCGGGCAGGCGGACGCGGTAGGTCGCCGGTATCAGGAGATGCACGAACGCGGCGAGCTGGTGACACTTGGCGACCGCGTTGTCCCGGCTGCGGAGTTCCTGCAGGAGGTCATGCGGCGCCTGGATGGCTGGCCGGTGCAGTGCTTTGTCGCGGACAGATACCGCCAAAGCGAGTTCGAGGAGGCGTTGAGCGCGGCTGGGCTGCGCGTGCCGGTCGTCTGGCGAGGTCAGGGCTTCAAGGACGGCGGCGAGGACTGCGAGCGATTCCGCCAGGCGGCGTTCGATGGCTTGATCCAAGTGAAGCCAAGCCTACTGCTACGCTCCGCGATGAGCGAGGCGGTCACGGTCGCGGACCCGGCGAACAATCGCAAGATCGCCAAGGGACGTTCGCAGGGCCGGATCGACGCGGCGGCAGCGGCAACCCTGGCGGTCGCACAAGGCGTGCGGCAGCGGGCGCGGCCCGTGCAAGAGGCAAGGGCACCGCTATGGGCGTGAAGCCGTCCAGATACGCCAACAAGGACCCGCGCTGGTCCGCGCTGCGCCTGCAGGCTCTTAGGCGGGACGGGTGGGCGTGCGTCCAGTGCGGCAGCCGCGTCCGCCTCGAGGTGGATCACGTCGAGCCGGTGTTTAGGCGCCCCGACCTGGCGTTCGTCCTGTCAAATCTGCAGACGTTGTGCGCCCGGCACCACGCCGAGAAAACCCGCCGGGAGACCGGGCGGGAGCGGACCCCCGAGCAAGAGCGTTGGAGAACCGTAGTAGAGCACTTGCGCAAGCAGTAGCGTAGTGCTATGCTTGCACTTGTGCACGAACGTCGCGAGACGTCCAAATCCCATCGATGGAGACTTACATGCTGGAATCCAAGAAGATCGAGCGCCGGCAGTCGGAAATCCGCGAGGAGCTTTCGAGCCTGGCGTCGACCGAGCAGCCGAGTGACGACCAGGTGCAGCGCATGTCCGCGCTGGACCAGGAGTACCGGACGAACGAAAGCCGGCTGCGCGCCGCGCTCGTGGCAGAGGATGCCGAGCGCCGCAACGCGGCTGGCGAGCTGGAAACCCGTTCGGGCAGCGAGTGGAACGACCTGATCGGGCAGTTCGAAGTCAGGCAAGCGGTGCTTGCCCTGGACGAAGGCAAGAGCCTGTCGGGCGCGACCGCAGAGGTCGTGCAGGAGCTGCGCAATCAGGGCGGCTTCCGGGGCGTCCCGGTGCCCTACGAGATCTTCGAGACCCGTGCCGGCGAGACCACGGCGGGCGGCATCATGGACCCGGTGCAGACCCGCCCGGTGATTGATCGCCTCTTCCCGGATTCCGTTGCCGGGCGCATGGGCGCGCAGATGGTGAACATCGGCGCCGGAGAAATCGAGTACCCCGTCGTCACCAGCTCCGTAAGTGCCGGTTGGGCTGCCACCGAGACCGGCGACGTTGCCTCGCCCACGCAGTTCACCACGGCTGATCGCCCGCTGAAGCCGGATCACACCCTTGGCGTCCAGATGCGCCTGACCCGCCGGGCGCAGAAGTCCGCCGCCGGCATCGAGCAGGCTATCCGCCGCGACATGCGCGGTGCGATTGCCGCGAAGATGGACGAAGCCGTCTTCCAGGGCAGCGGTTCCAACGGCGAGCCAGCCGGCGTGGTCTCGCAGGCGTCCAGCTACTCTATCAACGAAACCGCAATCGACGCAGCGGCGACGTGGAGTGCCTTCCGGGGTGCCGTGACCACGTTCATGACCAACAACGCCGCGTCGAGCCCGCAGGCGGTGCGCGTGCTGATCCGCCCGGAGGTCTGGGCTGCGCTTGACGGCGCGATCTTCGACAGCGGTTCCGGTATCACCGAATACGACCGCCTCGAGGACAACGTCGGCGCCGTCGTGATGACCAGCAACGGGCTGGCAGCCCCCACGGGCAGCCCGACCGCCTCCAACGTCCTGCTGAGCACGTCCGTAGGCGGGCAAGCGCCGATCTACGTCGCAACTTGGGGTGCGGTGGACCTGATCCGCGATCCGTACAGCGACGCGGCTTCCGGCGGTGTCCGCCTGACGGGCTTGGTGACGATGGACGTCACGGTCAGCCGCACTGCGCAGCTTGAGGTCCTGACCGGCGTTCAGGACTAACGGCGATGCTCACGGCGGCTGCACAAGGCGGGCTTGAGGTCCGCCAGGAGAGTGACGGGAGCGTCCGCCTACGCGGGCGCTTCCCGTACAACCAGGCGGCGCAGCTCGCACCGGGCCGGTCGGAGGTGTTCGCGCCGGGCAGCCTCGAGCCCCGGCAGGACACCTACCTGCTAAGCCAGCACGAGTTCGCACACCCGCTGGCGTCGACGTCTGCCGGCACGTTGGAGGTTCGCCAGGAGCAGGACGCCCTGGCGTTCACCGCGATCCTTTCCCCCGAGGTCGCGGGCACGTCGCACGGGCGGGACGCGGTTGCGCTCATTCGCAGCGGTCTTGCGGTAGGGCTGAGTCCCGGCTTCCGCGTCCCGTCCGGCGGCGAGCGTGTTGAGCGGCGCGGTGACGAGCTGGTCCGCACCGTCACCCGTGCCGAGCTGCACGAGCTGTCCATTGTGACCCGACCGGCGTTCGCGACCGCAGAGGTCGAGGCGCGGCGGTGGCAGCCGGAAAACGGTGAGGGCGACCACATCGTTTCCCGCCCGCCGCAGTGGAGGTGGCGATGATCGAGGCACGTTCGTGGGAGCCGGAAAACAGGCGGGGTGCCCCGCTTATTTCCCGCCCGCCGCAGTGGAGGTGGCGATGACTGCCGAGACCCTGCAGGAAACCGAGGGCGAGCCGGCGAGCTATCCGGCGTTGCCGGGCACCTTCACCGTCACCCCAGCCGTTGTCTGGAAGCGGCTCGAGGGCTGGATCGCGCACCGCTGGGCCGAGCGCACCGTCGAATGGGTGGTTGCGGGTCCTGGCACGTGGAAACCGCGCCTCAAGCCCGCGTCGATCGACAGCTCGGAAGCCTGGGACGGCGACACGTGGGAAAGCGTCACGCTCAAGCCCGGACCGCTCGGCTACGAGCTGGACGAACGGACCTACAAGATCACGGCGACGGTCGGGAGCACCGACAGCCCGCCGGACGTGGTGATCGAGGCTACCAAGCGCCTGGCGGAGTTCCTGGACGAAGCGGGCGCGGACCCGGCGAAGGGCGCGAGCAGCGTCACTGACGGCGACTATTCGTTCACCCGCCCGTCGGGCTGGGCTGCCCGTGCGATTCACCTGTCAGGCGCAGGCGACCTGCTGCGCGCGTACCGATGAGCGCCGGCTACTACACCCGCGAATACGCCCATTGGCGGGAGACACAGACGCCAGACGGTGCGGGCGGTTTTGTGACCGAGTGGGCGCAGATCGGCACCATTGAAGGTCGGGCGTCGCCGCGCACGCAGTCGGAAGAAGCCATAGGCGCGCGCCTGCAGGGCAAGGTGACGTGGGTGTTCGCCACCACACCTGACGTGGACCTGCAGCTTGAGGATGAGATTCGCTTCGACGGTCGCGCGCTCCGGGTCAAGTCCTACGCGCCCACGTCAAGCGGTAGGCGCGTCCAGGCTGAATGTGAGGAGATGCAGCCGTGAACCTGCTGAAGATGTTCCGCCGCAAGGCACCCGAGACCCGCGCGACCGCCTCGGGCTTTACTGCGCAGGTTATGGAGGCGCGGGAGTCCTACATCACCGGGCGCCGTGGCTTGGGCGAGCTGACCGCGACCGTCCAGGGCTGCGTTAGCCTCTGGGAAGGCGGTCTCGGGCAGGCGGACGTGCAGGGCACCGCATTGTTGAACGCCCGCACCCTGGCGATTGCAGCCCGCGCCCTCGCCCTGAGAGGCGAAGCGGTGTTCCTGATCCGCGACCGCCTGGTGCCTTGCTCCGACTGGACCGTCACCACGCGCGACGGCGTGCCCGTGGCGTACCAGGTGACGATCAGCGAAGCCGGCGGCGGGCGGACCCTGACCGCGTTGGCGGCGGAAGTGTTGCACGTGACGATCGGCACCGATCCCGTGACGCCCTGGGCTGGTTCCTCGCCCTTGCACCGGGCGCAGCTATCCGCCGGGATGCTTCACGCAATCGAGGCGGCGCTGCAGGACGTTTACGAAAATGCGCCGTTGGGCTCATTGGTCACACCATATCCTGAAACGCCCGAGGTCTCCCGCGACGAGCTGGCGCGCAGCTTCAAGGGCAAGCGCGGGCGGGTGCTGCTGAGAGAGAGCACCACGGTTACGGCTGCCGGCGCACCTGCCCCGCAATCCGACTGGCGCCCTGAGAGCCTGTCGCCCGACCTGCAGCGCGCCATGACGAGCGAATCCCTGGACCGGGCGCGCTACGCCATTCTCCACGCCTTTGGCTGTCTGCCGGCGATGCTGGACCCGTCCGCGACCGGCACCACGGTGCGAGAGGCGCAGAGGCACCTGGCGACGTGGATGCTGCAGCCGGTTGGCGAGCTGATCGCGCAGGAAGCCAGTGCCAAACTCGAGGGCGACGTCACCCTCGACGTCCTGACACCGCTCCAAGCCTACGATGCGGGCGGTCGCGCGCGGGCGTTCAAGGGCGTGATCGACGCGATGACCGCCGCCCGTGAAGGCGGGCTGACAGACGAGCAGATCGCCGCCGCTGCGCGGTTCTCCGGCACGCCCGAGGCGTAGTATGTCCGCTCGCCACCGCCATAAGCGGCGGGGCGACCGGGCAGCCCGTCACGAGCGGGTGCGCCAGGTGGCGGACGTCTTGAAGCAATATCGCGCTTCACCGTTCCAGTTCGAGGCACCGTGCCGATACGCGATACGGGCGCAGCTATGCCTTGAGGGCTGGGACTGGCACGCCGCAGATCAGGAGGCGCACGACCTGGTGCAGTCCGCGCTGCACCTGATCGGCGCCCGGCGCCCGTCGTGGGAGCAAGGGCAGCCGGAGTGGGCGCAACAGGGCGTGCGGGCGGATGAGCCGTTGCACTGTAAGCGGTGCTCCAAGGTGCTGCCCGAGGGGCACAAGCTGTGGTGCTCCCACACCTGCTACAGCGCCGCGCGGCTCGACCGGATGACCCGCGACGAAAAGGAGCGGAGGCGGATCGCGAGCGATG